ACCACCTAGTAAGCCACCGCCACCCATGTTACCAGCCATAGGGGGTTGATTAGAAGGGTTAAGTTGATTATAGTAGTCTTGTGCGCCTGCGTTATTATCAAAATAACTCTTTAAGTTATTCCTATAATTCATAGTAGTAGAACCGCCTGTTCCCTGTTGACCCGTTATTGGATCAATGTAGAACGGCATGTCTGTCGAGGCGAGTCTTGGTTTTACAGGCATGTCGCTAAATGCGCTATTTGCATAAGGACTATTACTGGCACCAGCACCGCCCATTAAACCACCGCCACCCATGTTACCTTGTTGTTGCTGATAGAGTTCTGGGCCAAAGGTATGCAACTTAGCGCCACCCATGTTACCTTGTTGTTGATTGTTATTAAAAGAAGGTATCTGTTGAGCATTAGGGTTTTGATCTCTAAGTCTACGGGGTGCGCCTTGAATAGCCATCAGTAAGACCCACCAGTAATTGTGTCAGCCGTTAGTGTACCTGTTACGTTTACGGTGGCGGCTGTGACAGTACCTGTAAATGTAGGGCCAGCAGTGTTTGCTTTAGTAGCACTGGCTGTAGCTATGTTGTTAAACTCAGTGTCGATCTCTGTGCCTTTAACAATCTTGTTGGGATCACCCGAACTTAGGGAGTCCTTAGTTGCAAAGTTAGTAGTCTTTGTGTAGTTGGACATTAGATAAGTCTCCCTAGTAGAGCGTGTATGTCAATTTTTTGAATAGAAAAAGGTGAATCGTTAACTTCAGCTTCAATACCAATAGTCACTACCTCACCGTTACCGCTGGTGTTGACTTTAGGTGTTTGAATAACAATAGACGCTGTGTACTCGCCTGTTGTGTTGTACTCTGTAACTCCGTACTCAGCAGCGGAAGCAGTACCAAAAGTCAATGCTTGCTTAGTGTAATCAGAGGTGTAGTCATAGCCCCAGTTAAGCGTTGACTCTGTGTTCTGACCACCGATAATAGTCACATTAAACTTCTTTAAGAACTTTAGATTAGAAGCGTTGCCAAAGTCTAACGGGTTGCTGAAGTAACGCATCTGGTATTTAGTAGTACCATCTAGGTAGCTATCATACTCGACAATGCCTTCATCGTGTCCCATGTACAAATGATCGTCTGCAAAGATAGAGAAAGAAATAGGTTTAATAGCAGTCCATGTTGTTGCACGATATGCTCCGTTCTCTAAAGCCTGTCTTAGATCAAAACAATAGACTAGAGAACTGTCAGGGAAGGTTATCAAGTAGAAAGCGTCTATCGGGCTGTAGATGGACTTAATAGCCTCTCTGTGACCGTTAGCGTGATTCTCTTGTGACAGTGTTTGCAACAAGTCAGATCGTACATTTTTGCTAATATCATTCAGAGGTAAAGACTTTTCTTGAACAACACGTCCTAGTGACATGACACCACGACTAGATAAGAAGAACAGATCACTACCTGTAGACTGTACAGAGTCTCTAGCAACACAACCAACACCTTCAATAGTGTCGTGTAGCTTTAGATCAGAAGCAGGACTCTCAGCGCCTGTGTAGATGATGATGCTTTTCTTACCAAAGATAATTAGGAAGCCGTTATGCTCTGCAAGCGACACAACCTCATCAAAACCTGTAGGCCAGACGGTTGTTAAATCTACAGAGCCTGCGGAACCACCCTGCCAATTATCGCCAGCTAGTAAGGAACTCCAGTAGACTACGTACTTGTTATCAGCTAAGTCACAAGTCCAAATCCTACCAAAGGCAGCTAAGACTTCATTGCCTTGAGGAGCTGAGCCACCGCCTGTAGAAGTTAAACCAGCAAGTGTAGACGTACCTGCCACGCTTAGTAAAGGCTGGTGTCCTTTCTGGTAAAAGTAAACATCGTTGTTAAATGACATTACTTTCCAGTTGTTGTCACTGATAGTGTATCCAACAGGTAGGGTTACTTCAGTAAGTGTAGTAGTTCCTGTAAATATCTTGTTGTTACCGCAGCTAAATACAGTTGTTACACCTGCTCTGCTAATAAACTCAAAGACAACTTCAATGCCACGGCTAGTGCCTAGGACTGCTGCACCGTTGGTAGTGATTGTTTTGTAGCCTTTACGCGCAGCAATACGGCCTAGCTTATCAATGACACAGTTGTCAGCAATAGAGGCGTAGGAAGGATCAAGACCAATAGGTGACTCTTGAGTGTTTAACCCAAAAAATCCCGGCGCTGCTACTGTAATGTTCTGTAATGGTTGTGCCATTTAGGAGTACCAGATAGTTTCTTCAGGGTGTTGTGAAGCATCAATAGCAATAGCATCAGCAAGTGTTCTGTCGGCTAGACCAAACAACTCTGCTGCGCTTGTACCTTGTGTCTCTCCACGCTCTCTAGCGCCTAATGCTGTAGCTAGTTGTACCACAGCAGAGGAGGGGATAGTCATGTTGTCAGTGTCTTGAGTAAAGTCCGATGTACGTAGAACCACGTTAAAGCGTAGCTGGAACACACCGCTAGGCTTAGGGTAGACATCAACAGCGTTGTCGCCGTTAGCATCTACACCGTTGAAGCTGTAGAACTGTGGTGAACCAATAGGGGGTGTCTCGATCAAAAAGGCATTGTCCATCCAACGTGAAGGACGGTACTGCATAAAGAAGTCTGAGGTGTCGTTAATGACATCTAAGAGCTTCATACGGTTCTGAGAGCCTGTTAGGACGTAGTTAAAGGTGTCTGATGTTGTTGAGACAGTCAAGGTAGTGCGTAAGGCTGTCCAGTCGTAAGAGTCCTCTACAGTCCTTTTAGCATCATTAACAAACTCACCTACAAGTTTAGAGTAACTGTTTTGAGAAACACTAGATACTTCTTCTTCTCTAAGTCTACGGAGTACACTATTAACTAGCTGTAAGTATGTCATTGTTAAAACCTTTGTTGTTGATCAAAAGAAGAAGAAAAGGAGGAAGTCAAGAAATCTTCAATATCTATAAGTTCTTCCCTGTCAGTAATGCCTACTTCTGTTTTAAATTTAAATAGTTCATTTTCAAATAATTTGTTAGTTGTAGCATTTGCTTGTGGTGTCATTAAGCCCATCACCATACCCATGTCGCCTAAGCCAAAGCTAGGCATGTTGAAATTAGGTAAGTTTAGGTCTATGTCAGGTAAGTCTATGTCAGGTAAGTCTATGTCTGGCAGGTCTATGTCTGGCAGGTCTATGTCTGGCAGGTCTATGTCGGGTAGTGCCTGCCTAACTGCTGTGTCTAAAGCTGACAAAGCATCGCCAGCAGGCTGTATAACTTCATCGTCAATGACCTTACCTACTTCTCGAATAGGCTGTATAACAGCGTCATCAACTGCGCTGCCTGTCTCTCTAACAACGTCTTCAACTGCGCTGCCTGTCTCTCTAACAACGTCTTCAACAACTGGTGCTGCTTTTTTAGCTGCTTTGTACACAGGTTCTGTAACAGATTGTACTGCTTCTTTTGCAGGCTGTAAAACAACATCGTCTATAGCTTTTCCTGCTTCTTTAATTGCTTCTACAGGAACTGCGTCTTCTACAAAATGAGCAACCGCTGTACCTATCTTACCAATAGGTCGAACAACGTCTCTAACAAAGTCTTCAATACCGCTAATGTCTATGTCTAAATCAGGAGAATCAGGTAAACTTAAATTACCAAGAGTGCCGCCTTCTGTAATGTATTTACCTAGACCAGAAACCAATGCCTTGTCTAAGTCCTCACCCTGTACTACTTCAGTAACTGCTTTTGTTACACCAGCTGTAAAATCATCATACTGTATTCCTGTTTTTGTAAGAGCAGCTTCATCTAATCCTATTTTATCTAAACCGCCTTTCACTAACTGACCACCAACTAAAGACATGGCAGCCCCTTCTACATCACCAGCAGAAGCAGCTCCTAAAGCTCCTATTGTCTGACCATAAGTAGTGCCAAACAAGCCAGTTCCTCCAGTCTGTAACGTAGGGCCTGCTTGTCCTAAACCTATTGTATCAGCACCTTCTATTGGTGGTTTAATAGCACCTGTGGTTGTCAAGCCTGTAACAGCAATAGATAACCAATCACTACCGTGCAGTGTGTCGCCAGTCAATCCTTTACCAGCGGCTATGACACCTTCTGACACACCACCAGTCATAGCGGCAGCAGCAGCACGAAGAACAGGGTTAGCAAGTAAGCCTCTGCCTATGCTTGTGGGGTCAAATGTCTCTTTAACTCTAGGGGTAAACTGGTCTAAACGATCTATAGAGCCATCAAACAAACCCTCTGTCTCATACCACGCCTGTGGGCCGTTAGGGTCTTGTCCACCCTGCTGTGCGATAGCGTCAGGGGCGTACATGCGCCAGCCGTACTTGTCTATAAACTGTAGAGTGCCTGCCTTGTCAGAAGCATTCCACTGTTCGGCAAAAGCATCTTGATACTCTCGCTCAGTCATGTTTCCTTTATCAAAATCATCTTTTAAATAAGCTAACTGTCCTGTTAACGGCAGTGCGCTGTATTGCTGACCAAACTTAGCAGGGTCTGTCTTAGACAATTTCTTTAAAGGGCCTGACCAACTTTGTAGGTCTTTACTTAATTCAGCTTCTCTTGAGGATTTAGCTGCTTTAGCTTCAGGGCTGTTTAGATCGTCATAAACAACCATGTCTTCAGGTGCTGTACCTAGAGGGTTGTATGCTGTAATGTTGTTGTACTGGTTCTCTCTAGCAAACACACCTACGTCAACAGCAGGGTTAGCCACAGAGCCAGCGTTTCCAAACACTCCACCTGATGCTAAACTACCACCCATAATGCCGTTGCCAATACCAGACAAGTCCATTGCCTCAAGACGAGCTAACTGTTCTGGAGGTATACTAGCAATAGCTGCTGCGTTATCTCTATCTCGCTTTGCTGCTCCTGCTGCAAGTTCCTCAGCAGTCATACCAAAACTTTCTGGAGAAAACAGGTCTGGTGTCGTGGTTACATCAGAGCGTTGACCTCGCTCAGTTTCGCTAAACCAGCTACTATAAGGATCAGCGGTTGTTTCAAAAGGACTAGCCAAAGAAGCAAACTCTTCAGGAGCTGGTTGGACTACAGACTTTGTAGGTAGGTTGACAACAGGGTCGCTAACTACGGGATACGCAGGGCCACTAGCAAGTGCAGCAGCACGTTGGGCCGCCGCTGCTGCCGATGCTGCATTGACTCGATTGTTTGTACTGTAACGTCCACCGCCCATTATCGCTCTCTCTGTACGTTCTTAGTCTTCTCTACTGTACGCATAGCACCTAAGCCTAGCATACCCATCAACACTGGCATCATCTCTGACGTTTCTATAAGTGGTATTGTGATTGGAGAACTG